AATAGATGATGGTAATTGTGTGCCGGCCATTGGTAACACGTTTTACCTACTTCACTTATTCAGAGCAGTAAATAACAACAGTGCAGATAATATTGTAGTTAAGGTTAATGTCAGAAGCTCATTTCCACCCACTAGCTCGGCTGTCTACCTACAAGTGTGGAATGTAACTGATTCAGTGTGGGAAACTATTGACAGTAATAACACATCACCATCAGAATCTTTCTTTGATCTAACTGCGACTGTATCCGGATCTAAATACTACGATACAACTTATGAAGTAGCGTTTAGAGTGTTTCAGGAGAACGTCTAATGTTTTACTTACTGTTAGAAACTGGCGATTACTTACTACAGGAGAATGGCGATAAGATTATTCTTCAGGAAGGGTATTCTGAGTCGTTCTCTCCATCTGCGAGTGAATCTCCGTCTTCATCTATCTCACTATCGCCTTCTGCAAGCGAGAGTCCTTCTGCTTCAATTTCACTATCACCATCGGCTAGTGCGTCACCGTCTTCATCAGCATCATTAAGTCCATCTGCATCACAATCTCCGTCGTCGTCAATCTCTGCTTCTCCGTCTCCGGCTGGAGAGAATAGTCTATGTGTCAATTATGTTAGGATTTGTTTCCAGATTGCGTTTACTGACAAGTATGCAGTAAAAAGCACGTCGTATGGGGATAAATATAGCGATAAGGGTACTAGCTTTGCTGACAAGTATCAGGATAAATCTACTCCCTATGCTGACAAATACGCTCCAAAGGGAACTAACTATGCGGATAAGTATAGCTCTAACTCACCGACCTATGCAGACAAGTACAAAAGCAAGCAGTGTAGCAATTAGACATGATTATTTGATATAAAGGAACTATGCCAATATACGAAATAGCATCATTTAGAGGATTATCAGATTACGAGGATAAAGGCATACCCGGAGCGTTCAAGTTTGGGTATAACTTAGATGTTCGTAAAATAGTAGACAATCTGAGTTGTGGTCAGGCACTAGCGGAGGAAGGATTAGTTGATGGATCGTCACCATCAGCGTCGGCATCACCTTCAAGTTCGCCATCTTCATCACTTTCTAGGTCACCTTCAGCTTCTCCAAGCCCAACACCCTCACCCTCCGCTAGTGCTTCACCATCTTCTTCTGGCTCACTGTCACCAAGTGTTACTCCGTCCTCGTCTGTTTCCTCATCACCAAGTATCAGCTCAGAACTAACAACCGTATTCAAAGATCTAATTAGGTTTTTCGTGAAGGCAACCGACGGCTACACCTATGGATTTGGTAACACCGGATATGTCTACCGCAGAGACGATGATGGATTCTGGCAGGTAGTATACAAAGATCCAGATGGTGCAATTAAAGGTGCAGAAGAAAAGCCCTCAAGTAGTGGCAAAACGTATCTATACTTCGCTACTGATACTAAAATAAAACGAAAAGAGTTACCCGGATTGTCTAATTGGAACGACGTTACTACTGTAGCCGGAGGAGGAGCTGGAACAGGAGCGAGTCTCAACTCTGCAGACTGGCACACCATGAAACAAATTAACGGTGGGTTAATGATCTGCAATGGGCCGTGGTTGGCTCTCGTAGGGTACGACGATTCCTACACCAACGAAGCTCTTAACCTAGTTCCCGGCAATCTCGCTAAGACTTTAGTCGAGAGGAATGGCAGAGTAATCGTTGGTACTGCTCGTCAATCTGATCCTGATAGGAGTATTAACGGTGCGATTGACACCGAAATAGAGTTGGCCCAAGTGGGAGACGATGGAGAGTTGCACTACGCTAACATGGCCGATACTGTACCAATCAGAAGATTTCCCGGAGGTGGAAAAGTTAATCCCGGTGGAGTGTGTAATGAGATTGAACAGGTTAATTTCTTTGAATGGGAGGAAACAGCTTTATCGTGGATAGACAAACAATCTGTTGGAAGCATGGCACTATTTGCAGTCTTCGGTGCTGACGCTGGCAAGGGTGGAATCTACAGCTATGGTAGGAAAAATAAAAACCACCCATTTACGATGAATCTTGACTATTTACTTGATGCAGACGAGCTAGGTGCTATTACTAGCGTCAACGGAACTGTTCTAGTGAGCTACCGAGACGGAACTGATTTTGGAGTCAGAGCCGTAGACTCAACATCTAAGGCAGAAGCAGTCTATGAAGGATTGGATCTTAAATCAAAACGAGCCAAACCAGACAACATCGGTAACTGGAAGTTTGCTGAGGTATACTGCGAACCACTACCAGACGGATCATCAATAGAGTTCTGGTACAAGCTAAATAAAACTGGAGACTGGATTCAATCACCAATGGACAGTGGATCAACTGAGTTTAGAGCCAACGGAGAGACTAAGGCGGTGTTCTATATCGGAGCAGAAGCAGATATATTTGAGCCAAGATTAGTGATTACTCCCACAGGAAACACAAGCCCGGAAGTACACCGTATCCGCATCTATTTTGAATAATATGTCAGATGAAAAGGTCTATACACCAGAGGAAATAGAGGACTCAGCTTTTCCACAGCAAGTAGGTGGAGTCGACTACGCCACTACTGAGCCGGGTGGCGGTGGAGTATTGGGAACAACTAAAATTAAAGATAACGACATTCCCTACAAGCGAACAGCTATTGAACTAATCTCATCATCACTCAACACTAAATCTAAAAAGGTTTTAGGAGAGTTTGAGTTGACCGAATCTGGTGGGTTTCAGATTGGTAAGTATGTGAACGGAGTAACTGGAGATATTCGTATCACTCCGGCCGGTATTACGGCAAGAGATAATGCTGGCATAAATACGTTCGTACTAGATGCCACTACAGGTAGTGCAGTGTTCAAAGGAACTATTCAGGCTGGAACTTTAATTGGTGGAGAGGTGATTGTGGGGAATAACAATGTAATAATCGATGGGGAAAACAAACGTATCCTTATTTATGATGATGATGGAATACCTACAATCTTAATCGGGTATCAACAAGGCGGATTTTGATATGGGAAATTATGGAGTCAAAGTTGGATCAAACATTATCTCGAATACAGATGCTCAACTCAAAGACACGAGCAAGTATTCTTCGCTGAAGCTATTCAAATGGGGCAATGCCTCGTTCACTACTAACGGAAGTAAGGTCGGGTCTACCTCTATTACGCACGGATTGGGTTATGCTCCGATAGCGTTAGTTCTTAATAAGTTCACGGCAGTCTGGTCGTCTCCAGACGTGATACTACCAACAACTAACTATACTAATGCGTATGGATATTTAGGAGCGTTGAACTGGTATGGTGGTGGCAATAAAAGTATTGATATAGAGGTAAAAGTTGATACTGACAAATTGTATATTAGTGACAACGGACTCGGAAACCTATCAGCCAATACAACTTACTACTTTCGCTACTACATATTAGTCGATCTATCTCAAGCGTTTTCTAGTGCTTCTAATATTGGAATGACTGGAAATTACGGATACAAAGCATCAAAATCTGGAGTTAATGTCCTAACTGGTGAGGAATACCAAATGGAACACTCTAGTAAGTATAAATCTTTGCAATTTCACGCCAATCACATTCAGAGTACCACTCTCACTCTGCCGGTGATGAGTGCATCAGTTTACGATCCGTATGTAGAAGAAGCTGTTTATGTTGATTTTGAACATAACTTAGGATATGCCCCACTATTTTTGGCGTATTTTGGTGACTATCCACTTACTACAATGACTACTGTTCCATTCTACACAGAGAACGGACTGGATACGTTTAATTACAATATATCTGGATTCAGTGATGCAAGCCGAGTTAGGATATACTTTTGGAGGTGCAGTTCTACGGATAGTGTTTTTGGTACTTACGAGAGCTTTGCAGAGGAAACATTAACAATCAAATGTATTATATTTACGGAAGATTTAGGAGGAGCTGAAAGTGGCTAATGAAGAACTACCACTAGCTGTTAGTGACAAATACTTCCAAGACAGGTTTACTAACGGTAACTCCGCTTGTGCTGTAGGTAGGTATGCTGGTGCTGGAGAAGATGGAGCGTTGAGATTCACTAGTGTAGATATAGATAAAGACCAATCATTAAATATGTGCTATCTATTTCTCAAGTATGGTGATTGTGGAACTTCTGGAGGAACTTGGAAGTTTAATGTAATCGGGATTGATGAAGACAACACTGGTTCTTTTGGCTATCCGTTTGGAAGACCACAAACTACTGCAATCAACTCGAGGACTGAGTCTGCTCCAACATCGGGTGGTAGTCTAGCCGTTGATGTAAAATCTATAGTAGCGGAAATTACAAGTAGATCTGGCTGGAGCAATGGTAATGCTTTGGGATTCTTATTGTTTGAAAATGGATCAGATGATGATACATGGACTACTTTTGATGATTCTAATTGCTATTTAATTTATAGATATAGTGCAGAGCCAGATTTTACCCCTACTGTTACAACTCTCTCAGCTCCAAGTTTTCCCACCGCTGAAGATTATGGAGTTAAGATTTCTAAGCCGGGAATAAGCGTACTGGAAGCAACAGAAGCTCAAACATACTACACATCTAGGAAGAAACGGTTTTTTGTTAAGTCAGAAGGTCAGGTTACTACAAGTGCCAACCCCCACACTATTGCTCATGGGTTAAGTTATATTCCGTTTGCTGAAGTATTCGCAAAAAGCGGAACTGAGTGGTTTAGATTGCCATTCAAAAACTATTCCGGTGGGTCTAATGTTGGATATGTTGAAATAAACGACACCAACGTAGTAGTCTATGCTGGAGTTGGAACAGTAATCTACTACTATATCTTTAATGATCAATTAGCAACATAATATGGATAAACTAGAAAAAGAGCTACAACTATTCTTAGAGAAACATGGGGTGGATATTAAATACGAGATTGCTTTTCCTAAATATCAACAATTACCAGAGGAAGCAGTCTTAGCACTCAAGGTACTTAGTAGATACGGAATGAAGTTTGTGGTCAAATTAGAACATACTAATAATGTGTCTAAATAAAACAAACACTACTTTACTGAAACTACTTGCTATTGACCACCTTTTTCTGTAAAAATGACACTATGGATACACTATCAGATATTCGCTCTGTTGTTCAATCAGACCTCAATGTTGGATCAAACAGTTCGTTATACCCCCCCACTCGTATTGACTCGGCAATCAACCGATCATATATAAAGTCTGCACGACTTTTCAGATGGCCGATGTTGGAAGATGCTAAGACTACCAGTACAGTTATTAGCCAAGAATATTATGATTTTCCTCAAAACTGGAGTCCTGATTCAGCATGGAGACTTGAGGTTGATGGAGAAATGTACGGAGAAGAACCAGATGGCAGTCCTATGGACTTTGCTGACTATTTAGTATGGAAAGCAGACAATCCCAACAGCACACTCAAAAAATGGGCGGTACAGTGGAGACGTATTTTCATCTATCCTACTCCCACTACTAACGGAAGCAACAACATATCAATATGGGGTCAGGAGAATACTACTGCTCTGTCAGCAGATGGTGATACAACGATATTCTCCTACAATATGCCAGAATGTAACGAAGCTATCGCACTAGAGGCAGTTGCCATTCTCAAAAAGAAGGGAGAGATCAGTGGTGATATGTACAGTGCTGAAGCTAAACAAATCTTAGTAGTTGCGTACAATAGGATCAGGGGAGAACAAGCAAAATACGAAAAAGTTCAACCATTTTTCAACGTACCTGACTTTTTTGGTAAACAAAACTCTCGTGATCAAGTAACAGGGAACTTCTAATGGCTAATACTTACAATCCTCAAGCAGTAGGCGTTACTCCTCCAGCCGGAGGGTTTCAAGAAGGCGGTTGGTATAACGGTAGACAGTATTGGGGTGGTACTCTGTCAGATCCGGGAGTAATCCACCCAAATAGCAATCAACAGGGGGCAGGACAATTAGTTTCTCCAGAAGTAAATCTACAATCAGATGTAGCTCAGGGTAATAAGCCCGGAGATATTGAGCGATATTTGGCAAAACAACGAGAAGCACAACGTCAAAAGAATGTTACTCCCACCGCTAATATGTCTGCCACCAATCAACAGGTATCCGGATCTGGAATGACTGGATTACCCGGTCAGGCGGTTACTCCACAGGCGACTATTAACCTTCCGGATATGTACAAGTCTCTTATGGAGAGTTCTGGCATTAAGCAGAAAGAAGCCGACCTTGCAGAAAAAGAACGAATCTTCACTGAAACTAAATCAGTAATAAATGATAATCCCTATATATCAGAAGCCACTAGGGTCGGTAGAGTGAGAAAATTAGAAGAACTGCACGCTGACAGAACTAAGAATCTGAGAGACGAGATTGCTACAGCCAAAGCAGATGCGGAGACTCAGCTTAATTTACAATTAAAACAATTTGATATTAACTCCCAACAAGCCAAACAGGCACTAGATCAGATGAACTTCTTACTTGAATCTGGAGCATTAAACAACGCTAGTGGTGAAGATGTGGCCAATCTTACTCGGTCTACTGGTATTAGCAGTAATATGATCTACTCTGCTATTGAAGCTAATAAGAAGAAAAACACCAAAACTGAAATCATTAAATCTGAAGACGATAATGGTGTAGTAACGGTAACCGTTATCGATCAGGACGGCAACGTAGTCAAACAATCTAGCTTAGGTGCGATTGGAAACAAACAAGGAACTACCGGAACAATGACTAGCACTAAGAACTTAGAGTCACAGTTTGTAAACGATGCAGGAACTCTATCTGGAGATCAAGTTGGTGTATTCCCTCAATTAGTGGCCAAGTACGCTCCGTATCTTAGTTTGCAAGACATTTATAAGTTTTACCTGAATACTGACGTTGGTCGATCATATGGCACTCCAACAGAATCCGCTGAAGAAGTGAATGAACTTTACAACTACTACAGGGGTCAATAATGTCATTACTAGACGATGTGAAACGAGCCAGAGGTGAAGACACTCGTAGCACTAGCACAGTCGTAACTCCACAGGGATCTCAGATCAATGGTTCGCTACTTGATAAGGTTAGGACTGTTCGTGGTGAGGTGGTATCACAGCCGGTTAAGGTTAGTCAACCTAGTAGAACCGATCAGATAAAAGAAAAAGTTGGTGGATTCTTGGGTCAGGCATATCAATACCTATGGGGAGACAACGAGAGGATTCTCCAATTATCTGAGGACGATGTTGTAAAACGAATGAACGTAGAACAGCAAAAAGGTGCTGATACATCAAAATTATTTAATACACTCAAGATTGTTCAAAAAGCTAGACGACCAGATGCGTCGTTAGTTGAAAAATACGGTACTGGCACACTAATGAGGATTGCTCGTGCTGGTACTCAGCTTGCTACTGGTGCTGTTGGATTTGGAGCGAGTGTGCTGGATACTCTGTCACAGCAGACCGAACAGATGATTGAGTTAGATCGACAGAAAGCCGAGAAACTCAAAGGCACTCCAATGGGTGAATACTATAAAGCTAAGTTACCAAAAGAAGGAGAAGATACTACTAATTGGTTTAGAGAAAAATCTAAATCGTTAAAAAAATATGTTGAGGATCATAGTGTTTCCAATCCCACATTCGCAGACCTAGTCTCACAGGGATCAGCATCAATGGCTGGATTTGCACTGATGAACTTTGCAACCGGCCCACAGGGAGCAGTGGTGTCAGAGTCACTTATTGAAAGTGCTAACACCTACGAGACTCTACGAAATGAGGGAAAAAGTTTTGAGGAATCTACGCTCAAAGCAGACGCATCACTATTAGGTAATCTAGTGCTTAATCATTTCCTTAACATTTTTGAAATGGACGATAAGCAAGTCGGAGCTGTTAGAAAACTATTTGAGGGTGCTGGTAAGGAAGGAGTTCAGGAGGGATTACAGCAGGTTATTTCTAATCTGACTACCGGCAGACCAATTACCGAAGGGGTGTTGGAATCAGCCGGTGTTGGTGGCGTACTAGGTGGAGTGACGGTGTTTACACTGCCCGGAGCTGGTGGCCAACAGATTAGATTGGAAGAGGTAGGATCGGTAGAGACAAGAAAAGAAGAAAAACCAGATCTTAAAGGTCTTGAGCCGGTAAAGACAGAAATGGTCAAATACAAAAGTGCTGAAGACTACGCATCTACTGAGGGTACAACTGTAGACAAACAAATAGGGGTGATAAGTTCTAATAATATACAGGTAAGAGACCCGGTTGACGTTACTACAGCAGAATACAAATCACTCTATGAAGATATTAAGGTAAACGGTGTTAAAGAACCGGTTATTGTTGAGATTCTAGAAGACGGAACTATCAGAACTACCGAAGGATCTCACAGAGTAACGATAGCAAAAGATCTTGGACTAAATGTTCCGGTCATTGTTACTAAGGGTAAATTGGAAGGATTAAACACAATCAAAGAAATGTTTGAGAGTGTCAAGTCAGAACCAACTCCAAAAGAGGAAACCTATTATCACGGTACTAATAAAACCATCAAAGGTCAGTTAAAACCAACCACTGATAAATCGGCTTCATATGGTAGTGGTGTTTATTTGACTAATAATCAAAACATAGCAAAAGACTATGGAAAAAATGTAATTGAGGTAACAGCTTCACCAAACCTCAAAGCTAGAACAATAACTGAGCAGGAACGTCAGAACATAGTGGAACTGTATGGCAAAGAACAAAAAGACTACATCGATTCGCTACTCGGAAAAGAATATAACGCACTTAGAATACCGGAACGAAATGGAGATGGGTTTGAAACGGTTGTTTACGATCCGTCGGTAATACAGAAAAAAGAAATAGAACCAAAAAAAGAGATGGCTGAAGGAAAAGCTGAGAGAAAAGAAGCCAAAGAACCAGCAGAAAAGAAAAAAGAGACAAAAAAACCATCTAAAACCAAGAAATCTCCAGAGAAAAAGCCCACCAAACCGCCCAAAACCGTCAAGAAAAAGACTCAGGTTGAGAAAACTACGTCAGATCAAGACATCATTGACTACGTTGACAAAAAAGGTGTTAAGTTTAGGTTAGATTCTACTGAAAACAACGAAAAAGTCACAATTAAGTTTCTACAACACCCGGACATTGAAGGAAAAGAAACAGCCGGCTATCAATTTATTGAAAACCTAGCCAAATCCACCTCACTCAATCTCAAACAGAAGGAAAGAGAAATTATTCAAGATGTTTTGGTTAAAAACTTTGCTGGTCAGAAACAAATCAACATGGCTGAGTTCAAGCGTGCGATTATCGGTCAACTAATGCCACTAGAAGCGATCCAAACCAATACTTATGCCGATTATGGATCTGATAACTTGGGTGGAAACTACGACTCTACTACAACATACATTCTAAACTCTGGATACAATCACGGAGTAACCGGACATTTCTATAGTGATTTCAAAAAATCGTTACTTGCTAACGAGGTAGAAGTAAAAGAGATTCCTGAAAGTGAACAGAACCCTCGTGCTAAGTGGGCGGTAGTTCGTAAGGGAGTAGAGTTGACTCGTGAGAACATCGAAGAAAACGTCTTAACTGTTGCCACTAGCGAAAAACTTGCTCAAGATTGGGTAGTTGACCATCTAAGAGGGCCGGAGAGTGATGTAATTGAATATAACGTCACTGAAGGACTATTCTCACATTTTAGGTCGTTTGATGTAGAACAGTGGACTAATGATGATCCCGATGCAGTAAAGATTGCTCACATTGCAGAAGCTCAATCCGATGCGTTTCAGCATTTGGAGAGGATTGATGAGAGAAAAGATATTGAACAAAGATTAAATTATCAATTAGGAAATCTAAGTGGATTAGAGACAAAATACGAAAGGATAAAACTTGAGGACAGAACCGACACTGGTGCTAAGGGGCTGGAGCTTGCAGAGATAAAAGATCAAATTGACGGTCTTAAGAAAATGATAAGTGGTTATGAGCAGGAACTAAAAGAGTTTGGCGACTTACCAAAAGAAGCGTCTCAGTTCCTATCCTACAAAAATATCTGGCATGAGCGTACTGTTAGAGAGGCCATTACTATCAAAGCTAGAGAAGGATTTGATTTAATTAGATTCCCCACACCTCGTACTGTAGCGGTAATTGAAGGATTCGTTGGTGGAGAAGGCGACAATCGTATGCCTTACGAAATAGTATCTGCCAACGACGATCAAATATTAGAAGTAGGAGACACTATCGAATATGGTGGAGAAGAACTAACTGTTGTTCAGGCAGACAACTACAGCATCACTGTTGCTCCATCTAAAAACGTAAATAGTTTTAGTGACTCTGATTTTCGTCAGGAAGAAGCCAATGCACTACTAGAAGACTTACAGTACGAAGTTAAGAAAATGGAAGAAGTGTGGGGTGAAGTCAGAACTCCAGAGAAAGCCCAACAGGTACTTGATTCTGTATCCGTACTAGACCAGTTGGCTAAATACACAAACAAAAAAGAAGTACTTCGATACGTCACCGATACGACAAAACAATCAGAAGAACGAATAGCAGAGATTAAATCGTTCAAAAGTCCTGATCCAAAGTTACTCAAGGGTATCCCAAAATCAGCAATCGAAGATGCTAAACGAAATACTTTGGGTTATTCGTTGGGTAATGAAAAAATGTACCTACAAACATTAGTAGAGCAGGAAGAAGGAGAGTATAGTTTAGAGGATTTTGAGGAAGACTTTTTGCAGAGGTTTAGTGAAGATGATCCTGATTATAAAGGAATGTTTAGTGAAGTATTTTTTGTTGACGATGGTTACGATCAGACCGTCTATGTTATCACTGAAGGAAACAGCGAGCAGTTTGGACAGCCAGATCAGTACGACCAAGCTAAATCTATAGAAGATTTTGATATTGAAGATTTTAGTGGCAATGAGCGAACTGTATTGGATTTCTACGACAAACAATTAAACAGATACCTTCAGAAATTACGGAAGGGCAATTTAGAGCTAGTCACTGACGATAACGGATACGAATGGTGGGAGACTAAGGTTACCAAAGACGATATTCGTCCTCCTACTGCCTACCGATTGCAAGAAGACTTAGAAAAAGTGGGTATAAAAATTACTCAGGAACAGGAACAAGAGATATTAGATCTTAACAAACAGATATTTGGTGATGCTAACGTCAAAGTAGTCGGTCAGATTCTAGCTGGTAATAAGGCATTAGGAGTGTACAGCGACCGGATTATTAAGATTTTAGATAAGCAAGCTGATCCTAAAGACACCTACTATCACGAAGCCGTCCACAAATACCTAGATATATTCACCAGTAGAGACGAGTACATCGAGATTCTCAAAGAAGGTCGAGACCGCTACAACATTTCAAACCTATTACAAGTTGAGGAGAAAATTGCTGAGGACTTTATTGACTACGCTAACCGCAGAAAAGGCGTAACTGGCAAAATCAAAGCATATTTCGATAAAGTATTGGCTCGGATTAAATCTTACATGGGTAATAAGAGTACGATTGATTCTTTGTATGCTGACATTGTCTCCGGCAAAGCTAGGGTTCGTGCCAGTAAGGTTGCTGTTAGTATTGAACAGAAGGTTGAGGGAGCATTTGATAACATAGCTGGATACGAGCAAATAAACGTCAAAGATCAGGCACGCAGGGCTTCAGACCTAATCACCTCAGACATTGATCGAGTTAGGAGAATCATAGCCGGTGAGTTACCACTTCCCGATGGACTCAGAGCTGGAATGTTAATCAAGGGAGTTGAGGAGTATGCGTACTTGACTAATGATATTGATTTAGTTAGATCACTAGCGGTCTCTCCTCTAGTAGCAGAGACCAGTATTCACGCTCAGGAACTTAGGTTGTTGGCAGAGAGAGACGAAAACTCAGTTTTATCGAGAGTACAAAGTCTAGCCAGTGAACGAGCAAAGATTGTTCAACGTAGATATGGTACTGTAGAGAAGGCAATTAAAAAAGAAACCGAGAAAATTAAAAAAGAAGTAAAAATTAACAAATATGATTGGAACAGTTTTATCAACTCGATAGAATGTTAATACTATGTCATGGTGTTTAATAAAAACTGAAGCCGACAAACTGAGAAAAGCACTCAGAGATGGATCGATAGATCCACAAAAGTTATCTGAAATGAGTAGCAGTCAGAGACAGGATTTGTTTGCTACGTTCACCAATCGTGAGAACGCAGTCCAGATCAACTCACTATTCGAGAGTAAATTATTACTCAAAAACCGTCAACGTGGGTACATTTCGTGGGCCAAACGTACTCTAGGCATGACATTCCCGGCTAAGAGAGATATTCTCTCAAAGATTCAGCGAATGGATAAGGCGTTAGATCCGGGAGAAGAGCAACAGTTTCTTTCCGACTTAGTTACTACCAGACTTGGACTTGGTATATCCAGAGAAGAAGCAAAAACTATCTCAGACCTATCAAAACAAATTGAAAAGAAAAAAGAAAAGGCAGACGAAAACGGAGTGTTTGAGAATCAGGACGACAGATTGGAGTACGGCAGAAGTGTTGTGGCACTAGAAAATTACATTAGAGATCTCAAGCTCGATGCTAAAAAGATTTCATTCAGAGAACAGCCGGCAGAATACATATTGAAAACTGTCGGAGAGATACCCGGAGCGTTAAAATCCGCTGTAGCGTCACTAGATAACTCGTTTTTTGGTCGTCAGGGTATCAAAACACTGCTAGACCTGAGAACTTCTAAGATATGGGTTAAAAACTTTGTTAAATCTTGGGGAGATATAGCCAATGAACTTCGTGGCAAAGACGCTATTGATGCGATCAAAGCAGATATTTACTCTCGACCCAACGCTATTAACGGCAAATACAAAGCCGGTGGATATGGGCTAAATGTCTTGTCTGAGGAGGCGTTTCCGTCTTCACTTCCGGAAAAGATTCCACTGCTCGGTAGACTGTATAAAGCGTCAGAATCAGCTTACAACGGTGGTGCGTTACGCCTTCGTGCCGACCTTGCAGACCGACTGATTACCAAAGCCGAAGAACACGGTGTTAATACACTAAGCCGAAAAGAATCCGAAGGAATCGGGCATCTAGTTAGCTCCCTAACCGGCAGAGGAAGTTGGGGGAGGGCCGACGCAATTTCAAAAGAGTTAAACGTACTACTATTCTCAGCTAAGTTTCTCAAAGCTAACCTTGACACTCTGACTGCATATCAACTTGATAAGAAGGTTCGTCAGAACAAGTTTGCTCGTGAAGAAGCTATTAAGACAACCGCTAGTATTATTTCAACGCTGGCAGGAGTTTTATTTATGGTCAATTTTATTGATCCAGATAGAGTAGAAGACGATCCTCGTAGCACTAATTTTGGTAAGGTTAGGATATTTGGCCGATGGGTAGACATTACTGGAGGAATGGCATCACTAGCTGTACTGGCATCACGACTCACTCCAACTCAGCACAACGGAGAATGGGGATTCTGGTACAAAAATAGTACCGGTAGTTACACTAAGCTAGGCACTAAGTACGGAGGAATGACGGCACTTGATGTGGCTGAAAGTTTCTTGGAAGGTAAGTTTGCTCCAATAGCCGGAGTGTTTAGAGATATTTGGAAGGGCAAAGATTTCTCCGGAAAACCAGTTACTCTAGAGGGAGAGATTGAGAAGTTAGCAGTACCAATCTCAGTTCAGAACCTACTCGAAATGATTAAAGATCCCGAAACCCCTATTACCGACGTGATGGGAGCTGTCCTATTAGACGGATTGGGATTTTCGGTTGCCACTCACCTACCCGGACAATACGACTGGAACTCTAGCACTGGTAAGACTCTCCAGCAGTTCAAAGACAAAGTAGGACAAGAACAGTTCGACAAAGCCAATCAGGACTTTAATAAACGGTATTCTGAATGGTTGGAACAGGTGATTAGAACAGATGAGTACAAATCTCTGTCAGATGAGGGCAAAGATTCAGTTAGAACTAAGGGCAAAGACGAGATCCAATCAGAGATATTTGATGAGTATGATTTCAAATACGAGACACAAAAGAAAACTCAGGAAGACAAGCAAGAGAAAAAAGTGATCGATAAACTAATTGACACTATCTCTGGACTATTTGTTAAACAAGCCTATGCGTCAGAACTAGCGTTTGCAGGAAACGAGCGAGAAATGAAGTATTACGAAAAGTTTAGTCAAGATTGGCAAGAAGGTGAGGCATCTTATTATGATCCTGAAGATCCTGAACAGACTAGACCCGACACTGATGGCACTGGAGCGTATGGTAGGAAGATAGTACCGGGTACGATTGGATTTGGTAATAGGGTGTTCCACGAATCACTTCATAAAGGAGAAACTATCTTAATTAGAGTCGAAGGAATGGAAGATGTTGAGACTCCCTATGGCAAAGGAGTGTTTAGGATAAACGATACGATGAATCCTCGTTACAACGAACAAGGGAAGTTTAATATAGACTTCCACCCGAAAGACTTGAACGAGTCTCAGATTAGAAGCGGTAGATTTCCTATCAAGTGGAAGATAATTTCTGATGAGCCAATATTTAGTGAACGCAAAAAAGACGAATCGTATGTTGATTATTTCAACAGATTAGCATAAAGTTATAGTGATAGAAAACATGATAAAAAAAAAGCTACCTACCAGATACGCACTTATTATACCGAAAGTAACTAATGCAAGAGTTTTTTACAGCTATTCGAGATTTGGGGCTACCAACGGCAATCTCTGCCTTGTTGCTATGGGATTATAGTAAGAAACTTGCGTCTGTATCTGTAGATCAAGGCAAAATTGTACTAGAAATGACAAAAATAGCTTTACAAGATCACGAAACAAAAAAACAAGTTGAAAATATAAATAAGAGACAAGAAGAACATAATAAACTGCAGTCAGAAATAAATACGAAACTAGATAAACTGCTCGAAAGAAAAAGATGATGCAAATACTTTTAGACTCTATACATATTGTAACCTCCGCTACAGGGTTTTGGACTTTTACTGGTTGTGTTATCTCTTTAGGAATGATCGTAGGAGCTAAACTCAACGAGGGAGGTACAGGACTCAGAAGATCACTTACGGTTTTATTTCCATTTACAATTATTCTTTTTGCAACCAATCTAACTCGAGTATTTGATTATGCTCGAGTTAATGGGTTTGGTGGTCAGTCATTCACCAATACGTTTTCAATTATCTTTATTGCTACAGCATATGTCGTAGGTTTGGGGGTAGGCCATATTCTTATCAGTCACGTTCTTAAACCCTATCGCAAACAATTACACGAAATAGAACTTGAGAGACAAAAGCTGTTAAAAAAAATATGACTATTAAACAAAACCTAGTACCAGAATCCAAATATTCTCTCAAGTGTCCTAATCCTATGACACCTATCGGACTATGTGTTCACAATACCGCCAATGATGCTAGTGCTAAGAATGAGATTAACTACATGGTAGGCAATACTTCACAAACTTCATTCCATCTTGCAGTTGATGATATTGAAGTCTGGCAGGGGCTTCCCCTTGATCGTAATGGTTGGCACGCTGGTGATGGTGCTAACGGAGAGGGTAATCGAAAGTATATTGGGATAGAAATATGCTACTCAAATAGTGGTGGTGAGAGATTCACCAAAGCCGAAGAAAACGCCTCGCAGTTAATCGCTGATTTACTGAGAGAACGAAACTGGGGTATTGAGAGGGTTAAAAAACATCAAGACTTCTCAGGTAAGTATTGCCCTCATAGGACGCTCGATTTAGGTTGGGATAGATTCTTAAACTTAGTAAAAAATAAAATGGAGGTAGACATGAGTGAACTATACGCATATTTAGGTGTCACCACTGACGCTGATGCCAAGAAAAGACTCAAAGAACATCTTGGAGAGAAAAAAGTTGGAGATAAAACTGAATGTAATTGGGGTGAAGAAGGTGATAATGGTGGATATTTGGGAAGTGGTAGAAAAGAAAACAGGGCATTGAAAACCCAAAATGAGTTGTTATCAAGAACGGTAACAGAGCAACAGGATAGGATTGAGGAGTTGGAAGACCAAATCTTACCTTCTACGCCTGTTAATTGGGAAGAAAACGGCAAAACAGTAGAGAAAACAGAGGGAAATATCAAAACCATTATAAATTACCGAAGGGCAATATAATGTCAGATATTAAAAAACATGGTCTGAGAACTAAGGTTGGAATGTTGGAAAGTAAGAATAAGGAGTTGAGTGAAATAGTCTCAAATCTTACTACTCCTACTAATCCACCGGCCGAAGCAACCAAAGAATCGATCCGTTTAATTATTTCTATTCTCATTGGTATGGGTGTTACTTACTGTTACCAAAAATATCCTATTTTGGGTCAGTTAAACCCCGATGCAACTGTACTTGTAACGGCAATCACGGCTGTAGTTGTTCGCTCGTTGGATAAATTGTGGTATCACATTGTGAAAAATCAAGGCAAGGTGGCTCAGGGGGTGGGATTAGACCTGCCAGTGCAGACCTTGATCAACCTTTGGGATAAAAAATAGTTCTGATAATAGCTGATTTAGCAACGAGTAGTACAAAAAGTGCTTACTAAAAAAGGTATTGACAGCTTAAAAAAATCGTGCGATAGTTAATTATTGACAACTACACAAGTTATTTTAGACACTTTCTTTTGGCAACTCAAGTTGTCAAAACTTCAAACTTGTGTGGAGTTGCCAAAACAAGGTGTTTAATATGTTGAATCCACCGAATCAAACTTGGTTAAGCAATTATGCGGTACTGAGTTTGTCTCAGTGGATTCATAGAGTAACAGGAAAACGACTCAAGACATTCTGCGTCTTAGGCAGGCACGCATGAACTCTGGAGTCGTTTTTTTGTGCCTTTATGACACAAGGTGACCAACCGGCAGGCCAACACACCGTCGTAGACGGAAAACGACATTAAAGAATACCGATGTTGGAGCAAGGGTTGAAGGTGCGACGAGTCGAACTTCAATGGCTTATATTTGAGCCAATCCGCTATTTCGGTGACACTCAATGACAAGAGAAACCCGATTAGAACAATCAAATACCGGCCGTTTATTTTCTTCCTATACCATACTCCAATAGGAGGGTCTCTTGTACTCTAAATCAAACTTAACATGGGAAAACAAACACTACTAAACCAAAAATCCAACAGAATCCTCAAACAAATCTTCCTAGAAAAAGAGATACTACAGTGTGAGCTTTGCGGTTCTAACTTTCACCTCACCTTCGCTCACCGTCACAAACGAGATTGGTACAAAGGGAAGCAGGAAGATCTACTTTATTCCTTTGACCAAGTGCTACTTTTGTGTCTAAAATGTCATATGGCCATTGAATATGACAAACAAAAAACGGCCGACGTATTTGAACGCCTTAGATGAATAAACTCGAACACGCCATTGCCGGCATTGAGATTCAACAAAATAACAGAAGATTGTGGTCGGAACACGACGATGCTCTATCAGTAGCAATGATGCTTGTAGAGGAGTCACAGGAGTTAGTGGGAGCAATTACTGAATCATTTGTTACCGGAGACGTTTTCACAGTAGCCAGCGAAATAGGCGACATTCTTTATTTAGTTCACAGAATGTGTAACGAGTTAGGATTTGACCCGGCTGACTTAATTGAGCTGAAGACCATGCGAAATAGTATGAAATATGCTGATGCACCACTGAATAACGGCTACGACCACGACGAAGCTATTTTACTTGCTAAAAGTATGTGGAAACAAATGGGTGGGGATAATCGATTTTCTCACGCATATTTGGAGCTGTTCTCAAACTAAACTAGAGTAAAACTGCTTGTTGACAGCGTGTACACGCTATGTTACTATACCTACAGTAATCAGAACAGAAAGCCCTCTATGTTCACACCATTCACACAAAACGACAAAGAGTTCGTCGACAGATTAGTAACTCAAGGTTATACCGAAAAACAGGCGTTAGATTTCCTATTTGATTTTCAATTAGAAATGCAAATGGAAACTAACAACTGCGAAGAAATGGAGCAAGTATGAAAATAATTACAGTTAGAAAAGAAGACGACAAATACTCAGTTAATTTCATAACTGATAGCAACGAGGAAACTATCACAACAAAATTAGTTTACTCAAACCCACTGGAAGCTGATACTGACGCTAGAAACTTAGCCAGATTTTCCGGAGCATGGTTTATGGGATTACCATTTTTAGAAAAAGAAGTAGAAAATTATTACAGAAAGGGATTATGACAAACAACTCAGACATAGTACGAGACATCTTATTCAACGCTTACAACGAGATAGCCAAACGCAAACTAGTTACTTCTCAGGAAAAAAGCGACTTAGCAGACATGATCGAAAACTTTGTTGACTACGTCATAGAAGAACGGCCAGCAACAAAAGATGAAACCTTCGATAGTGACAATCTTATTTACATCGGCTACAAGATTCCAGTTTTAGCGGAATCAGAAAGGAGCAAATGAACATTTATCAAAAAATCCAAAAGATCAGGGTAGATCTTCAGGAAGCCGGATTATCAAAATCTGGAAACAACAATGGTAAAAAATACTTTGAACTTGAGGACTTTATTCCAAAAGTTAATGAGTTGTGCAATCAGCAGTCAGTAATGACTCAGTTCTCAATGGATAAGAAAAACGCTTGGTTACACATTTCAGACGGTACTGAGAAAGTTACTTTTGTAATCGACAAAGTAGAGGCAGAGTTGCCAAGAGCAATCGCAATCCAGTCTCACGGAGCAACTATTACCTATCTTAGACGTTATTTACTAATGATAGCGTTTGAGATTGCTGAAAACGACCTAGTAGATGCTACAGACGTACTAGCACTAGAGAAAAACGAGATTGATAAGATTATGGAGTGCAAGAGTATTCCAGAGTTACAGAAGTATTGTGGAGAACTCAAGTCTAGCAAAGGAGTATCGTTCCAGAAAATAATCCTAAAGTATTACAACGAGAGAAAAGTTCAATTAGAACAGGAGGCAGAATGACCATTCATAATTTACAACAGGGAACTCCAGAGTGGTTTGCAGTCAGACTTGGTAAATTGACAGCTAGTGACGCTCAGGCGATTGCAACAGCCGGAAAAGGACTAGAGACCCTATGTTTTGAAAAGGTGGCTGAGATTATCTCAGGAACAAAACAGGCCTCCTACACTAACGGAGACATGGAACGAGGTAAGGAGCAGGAGGAGTTGGCCAGAGCATCGTATGAACTTAAATACGGCTTATCAGTCGTGTCGGTTGGGTTTGTTGAGCTAAATGAGTATGTTGGAGCATCACCGGACGGATTTGTGGGAGACGATGGACTGGTAGAGTTCAAATGCCCTACCAATACTAATTTTGTAATGCTCATGTACAACAAGAAACCAGATTCTAAATATGATTGGCAGATGCAGATGCAGATGAAAGTTACCGGCAGAAGTTGGGTTGACTTCGTAGCGTTTAATGAGAACTTCCCGGAGATTATCACTCTGAGAGTAGAAAAAGACGAACAGAAGTTTGCAAAAATAGAACAAGGGTTAGAAGTTGGAGTAGAAAAAATCAAATCTATTCTGGAAGGAGTGAAATGACATTACACGGAGTAGACGCTCAGGTAAATGAGTATATGGGTAGAGCAAAAAACATTGTTATTACTGGAGGAAGATTTGAGGATATATCAAGTGAGTTTGATAATCACATGAAGATAGAGATACTAAATATGATTATTGAGGTAGCAAAAATGATTCAAATTGAGGAGGGAAGATGAACACCCACTATGTTAAGTTTACCGGATCTAGGTTTGAACTGAGTAAAGAGCTTGACGGCAGTAAACACCATGTGTTTCAGGGAACAGGAGAGGTGATTCGTAAGACCGAGATTGATAACAAAGATGGGTCGTTTGAATACATCTACACCTTCAGTCCAAAGTTTTTAGACCTGAGAGAAGCTGAGAATGAAATTGATTTACCAGAGAAAGTAATAAAAAGAAACGTCTCGTCCAGCATGAGCATGAGTCAAGAAATGAGATTCTTAGTTGAGAAATTGTGGGAAGCTAAGGGATTTGACGGAGACAAAGAGGAGTTCTACCGGAACTATATGCGTAAGCTAATTACTAAACTTCAGGCAGAAATTGAAATTGAAAGGGGAGTATGAAATCTCATGTAACAATGGAAGTATGCCCGATATGTCAGGAAACGACTGGAGAGATACTACTGGATAAGCGACTACGGCCAATATTTGAAATGAAGACAATGACACCAATGCCGTGCGAGAAGTGCAAAAAGAAATATCTAAAAAAAGGAGTAATGTTGATCAATCCCAAAACGTGCAGTCTAGTGGTAATCAAGAAAAAAGTATTTACCAACCTATTTGATGCCCCTATTCCAGACAAACACATGGCATTTTGTGATCAGGAAGTAATAGACAGAATAAATAATTTAGCAAAGGAGTCAAATGACAGTACCAAAACAGCTTAAATCTCATGTTTTCAGACCAAAATATACTAAGGAAGACATGG